CTTCGTCCTCTGTGCGATCATGGAGAAAGTTCCCTGATCATTTCGTTTCAGCAGTTGCACGATCAGTCCGCTGTTTGCCATGGACGTGATCATCTCCCGCAGGTTTTGCGGCACCTTCGACCACCCGATGGGATGCTCGTAATATACCACGTTTGTGCCCGGCGCTGCCGACAGTATACGTTCCTGTATCTCGCGAAGTTCCTTATCTTTCAAAGGCTTATCCTCATATGCGTAGATAGCTTTCTGCATTGTCTCCTCCTCCCTCTTGGTTGTATTTACTAGGCTACGATAGCGCGCTCTGGAAAGATATCCATTGACTGTACCGACCGTCACGTTCATGCGCTCAGCTATCATATGGCGGTCCAAGCCATCCCTGTGATACTTCGCGGCCCGACCGATTACCGTCAGTTCGTCTCTCTTGCGCGCCAATTTTCCCTCCTCTCGTAGTACCTGATTTTTGCTTCCAGAGACCTGATCCGTTGGGCGGCATCGGCCCACAGGGCGTCCAGAGGCGTGTCTCCAGTAACTGTGCGTGCGTTGTCCAGCCGCTCCAGCAGATCGTCACTCATGGCTGGTCCCCCTTGCGGATCAGGGCGTCAATGCTGCGAATAGACCGGGCGGTTGATTGATTGGCAAAGTTGATCTGGGACATTGCTTCCCACCGCTCCCGTTCCGCAGTCACAGCCGCGTCGATCTGCGCTTGCACTGTGTCTGCTCGGACGTATTCGACATCATATCCGGGGTAGTTTTGCGCATCCCATGTGCCATATGTCCACTGGTCCTCATCACCCTCACCGAACTCGTCTTCAATCCAAATGCGTTCTGGGGCTTTATTCATTTCCACCATTCCTCTTTAGCTTCTGCCAACCCATGACCACCCAAAGCCGCAGCGAAACAAATACAGCGTCCCGTGAACAGCAAGGGCCAGAACACCAGACGACGAAGGGCCACATACCAAGGGACAAACCCGGACTTATAACCCTGCGGCCAGCGATACCATTTGCGGTCACTCATGGATCACCTACTTTCCGGTGTTGAGGGCGGCGTCGGCGGTGTGGAAGTAGTAGCTGTGCAAGTCTTTTTTGTCGTCTTGCATCCTGTGCGCCGCTGCCCGCTTGATGCCTGTCAGCGCCTGCCGCAGCCGCGCGTTGTCTGCCGTCAGCCGGTGAATGGTCCCAGCAGCTTCGTCGGCCAAAGGGCTTGCAATATCCAACAGCCGCTTCACTAGATCATCACTCATGTGTCAGCCCTTCCGGTGTTGTGATCCGCGTTACGGTCGACAGTTGCCACCGGATTTTCATAACGCTCCTAAATTCGGCCTCAGTCATCGTCGTGCCTGCCATGTTTGCCGTGATTGCCCTTGTCATCGTCTCGGTCTTCTTCATGGTCTCGTCCATCGTCGTCATGGTCCCTGTCATCGTCATAGTCCTCGTCAAGGTCTGGGCCGGTGTAATGGTCGTCGTGATCCTCGTCCTCGTGGTGGTCTGGCTTCGGATCGGGCTTCGGCGGCTCTGGCTGCGGGTCAGGCGCAGGCGGCTCAGGAGCGGGCGCTGGGCCGGGGTCTGGCTGCGGTGGCGTAATTCCCCCGGCCAGATCAAGAAGGCCCCCACCGCCGCTGCTCTCGCAGCCATACGGCAGGGGAACGGTGATGCACCGCTCGACGTGCGGGCCACAGGCTGCCAAAGGCAGAAGAAGGAGAAAGTATTTCATTTGATCAACTCCGAGAGAATTGCGGCCAAAGAGACCACCGTTACGGTCATGAAAGAAAAAACCACCAAAAATACAGAAACGCTGGGCTTGGGAACCTCCCACATGTAATCCACTGCAGCCTCGCACAGCAGCCGGTCTTCCGGGTGGCTGCTGTAAATCAGGACTTCGAACGCTGCGTCGATGGCGTCCAGATCATAGTCGTCCGGGTTGCGCAGGACCTCCCGCGCCGTGGCGAACCCGATGTGCTTCTGCGACATGCTCAGTACATTTTTCGTCATCTCTCAAAACCCCCACTTGGTGCGGCAGATCGGGCCGATGCCCAGTTCAATCGAGACGCCGTTGGTCAGTTCCTTGCCACAGCAGGCGCAGATGCCGGTGGCGCGGCCAAAGTCCACGGCTGCCTTCATCGGGTCTGCGGCGATGCGCAGGAGCGCGTCGTAGGTGCCAGCTGCGGCCTCGCGCACTGCCTTGTAGGACGTGCCCTCGATCTTGCCCTGATATGCATCATGCTCGATCTCGACGACGTACAGGGCACCAGCGTTGCGACCGTTGGCCGGTGCAAGGCTGATCTTCAGGCCTTCGGCGCGGTAGACCGGTTTCTTGGCACCGTTGGACACGGCGACGTCAAACATCTCGCGGATGCGGCTCAGGTCGACGGTCTTGGTGTTGGCGGCAGCTGCAGCAGCCTTGGCGGCGCGTGTGGCCTCGATCTTGACGATCATGCTGGCGACGGCTGTCAGAGCCTTGTCGCTGACGTATAAGCCACGGTGGATGTTGCCAAGGATGTCACGGGCAAAATCGTTCCAGCCTGCGATGTCGCGCATGTAGGCGATCATGCCGGGGTACTTGGCTTCAATGCCGTCGATGGTGGACTGGATCGCAGCTGCCTTACGGTTGGCGACACCTTCGCGGGCCTTCTGGCGGTCGGCGGGGGATTTGACGAAGTGGCCGACGCCCTTGCATGCGAGGCACTTGTCGTTGCCGTGGCGGTTCGTGCCGCCGCTCCAGAGACCGGTCCCACCGCACTGGCCGCAGGGATAGGTGGGCTTCGGGGCGGCGTTGGTGCGCGTCTCTATCTTGTCGTTTGCGAGGCTGTTTACGAAGTCGTCGAAGCTGTTCATCTTGATCTCCAAGCGTGGCGCTGTGCCACTGTGTAAAAACCAATATCAGCGATGTGGTGGTCGGTCAACAATCAACTGTTGAGTTTGTACCGCTTGATCTGTTTTTTGTTGAACTTGTGTTCCTCCTCCTCGACCGTGATCATATTGGCGTCTGCCATCTTGGACAGGCACTTTTCGATGTCTTCCCGCTTGTACTTCCGCAGGCGGTTCACGATCACCCCCAGCGTCTCTCCGTCCGGGCCGATCAGCAACTGCGTAACCTTGGCGCGCAGGGCCAGTGCCGGGTTGTCGATGGCCCGGTCGTTGCCGGTCACAAGGCGCATCTTGCTCTCGATGTCGCGCTTGATCAGGGCATAAGCCCACCGGACGTGTTCTTCGGTGCGGACGCCCTCAGGGATGGCGAGGATCAGGCTGACCTTGCTGACCTGCTCGTACCCACGGTTCGGCAGGGCTTCCAGACCGGACAGGGTCTTGTGTTCGTAGGCCATCTTGTCGAAAAGCTTGCGCGCCTTCCGCAGCATCTCCTTGGCCTTCGGTGCCGTCGGGATCACGATGCGTTCGCCGTAGAACTCGACCCGCGCATCATAGTTCTGCGTGATGTCGAACGACCCGCCAATGGCCAGCTGCTGGAGCGTCATCTGCAGGGCTTCGGACAGGGGCTGCTTGACCCAGTCGTCTTTGCTCTCTGGCGCGGTGTCCGTCTCGATGCAGAGGATCGAGCGCCCGATGAAGCCGTTGGCCGCCGCTTGATAGTCCACCAACTCTTCGAAGTTCTCGGGGGTGGTGTAGCCTGACAGGGTCAGGAACGGGCGGGAAAGGCCCTTGCCGATGGTCGACAGCTGGTACTCGATGCTGGCCTTGCGGTTGATCAGGTAGGACTTCTCGCCCAGTTCCTCGACCTGCTTCTCGATCTTGATCAGTTCCTTGCGAAGCTCTGCCTTGACCTCGTCCTTGGCGTCGCCGCTCAGGATCATCGAGCCGTCAGCCTTGGAGTAGGCCGACATCAGGATGCCGATGATGCCTTCAAGGTAGGTTGCCCCGCCGCGCTTCTGGGCAGACTTGATCTTCTGGAGCAGGAAGCCGACCTCGTCGATCAGAAAGAACGCAGCTTGGTGGCGCAGCAGGTTCCGCATGACCTCCTGCTCGGACTTGATGGTGCCGTGGACAGCCTCAGCCATGCCGCAGATCACCATGATCTCCCTGATGGCGTCCTGCACAGCTTCCTTGCCAGTCCCCGATCCGGCGACGTTGAACACGAACAGGTTGGTGGTCGCCCGGTCCAGATCGTCGATGTAGCGCAGGCCAAAGATGTTCCCCATCGCAGTGATGGCCGCCATGGCCGCCAGCTGCTCCCGCTTCCGCCGGGCGCGCGTCTCGATCCAAGCGGCAAGCTGACCAGCCAGACCCGGCGGGCGCAGCAGATCGACGCCGCCGATGTCGATGTCCAGCGTGTCTTTTTCTTCGTACGGAGCAAAGTCGAATTCGATGTTCGGGGTGAACGTCACCGGCTGGGTCCAGCCACCCTGCTCCGCATAGTGGGCCAGCGTTCCAAGCGTCACCGGGTTGGCCGACCGACCGAAGCTGTGCCGTACAAATGGCACAGCTTCGGGTTGGCCGACCGACCGAAGCTGTGCCATTTGTACGGCATCGAGGCGTCGTCGTACTTCTTCGATGTCTGGGACCATTTGTCCCAAACGTCGAACGCGGACCCACCAGACGCATGGTGCAGCGCCATGCCGATCTTGATCCACTGGTCATAGTCCACGTCGTCGTTCGGGATGAACGCCAGCATATCCGCCAGATCGCGGTGGGACACATCGACAGTCTGGCCGCCGATGTCCGCCCGGTGCTTTTCCGGAACGGTCAGCGCCGCGATCAGGGCTTCCGGTGCCATGTCGATGTCGTAGGGTGACCCGTGGGCGATCTCGTAGCGGTTGCCAGAGGCATGCATCGATCCGGGGCCGACCACGAAGGACGCGCCGCTTTTGAAGTCGATGCCGGGGTACTTCTCCAGCCGCGTGACCAAAGAGATGCCCGCTGGGATCAGGAAGAAATAGTGCCGCGACCCACCACCGGAGCCGGTGTTCACGATCAGGCCGGAGCCAGCGATCTCCGGGTAATCCTCCAGCAGAAGCCTCAGGCCCTCGATGCCGCCGTTCCGGGCGTCGACGTCGACCACCAGCTTCTCCCGAAGCACGCACCCGTAGCCGGTGGCGAACTGATCCATGGCCTCCATGGTTTCCATCTGCTCGTCGGACCAGTGCGGCGTGTGCTGCCAGTTCGAAACACGGGGGTGCTTGAACAGCGATTTCTCTGGGCAATGCGGGTTCCCGCACTGACATTTTCCGTCACGGCCACGACCGTACAGGCCGAAAACTTGAAATCCGGCCTCCCAAAACTCCCTGTAATGCATTTTTTTCAGGCGTTCTGAGCGAACAAATACTGGGACAGCTTGTCGATTGTCGCCAGCAGGGGGATGCCCCCGCGACCCCTCGCAATGTTCCTCACTGTATTCTCATGGAGGCCCGTAGACTGTGCGACCTTGGTCAGATTGCGGTCTTCCAAGGCCTTCCGGATCAGCACAAGTCTGGCCTCGATAGCCTCATGAACCGGACCTGATGTTTGATGCGACATTTGTATTGTACCCTTGATGACGTTTCCTGTGTTGACAATCACACATTGGCTGAGTAACGTCAATGGTGTTGAGAAGAAGCAAAGGAGCGAAGATGAGTATCCTCGATACCATTACCAAACCCGAAGACCGGCCCATCGCCATCACGATCATTGGCGACGCGGGCCTTGGCAAGACTAGCCTTGCCGCAACCTTCCCCAAACCGATTTTCATTCGCTCGGAGGATGGCCTTCAGGCTGTTCCTGCGGCGTCACGCCCGGATGCTTTCCCGGTGCTGAGAAGCGCGGAAGATTTGTGGCCCCAGCTGGCTGCTTTGGTCAAAGAAGACCATGCGTACCAGACCTGCGTCATCGATACGGTGACGACACTGGACGCGCTGTTCACGGACTGGGTCATGGACACCGATCCGAAGGGGGCAAAGAGCCTCAACCAAGCCCATGGCGGGTTTGGCGCAGGACGTGACATGGTTGCCAGTCAACACCGCCGCGTGCGCAAAGCCTGCGGCATGATGATGGAAAAGGGCATGAACGTCGTGTTCGTTGCCCATGCCGAGACAGTGCGGATCGAGCCGCCGGATGCAAACCCGTACACCAAGTACGCAATGCGGATGGGGGACAAGTCGACCCAGCCCTATATCGACAACGTCGACGCTGTCGGCTTCCTTCGTCTGGAGACCTTCGTCACTGGCGACGGCGATCTGAAAAAGGCGATCTCGGACGGCACGCGTCAGCTTGTTGTCCACGCCATGGCCGCAAACGTTTCGAAGAACCGTTTCGGCATCAATGAGCCACTTGAGGTCAAGATGGGTGTGAACCCCTTCGGCCCCTACATCAACAAGCCTGCGAAGAAGGAAGCTGCGAAATGAGCGATTTTTGGAACCTGTCCGACGGTGAAGACGTCAAGGAAACCGCAGGCACTGGCGAGTTCGATGCGGGTGGCGGAAACCTCCTGCCAATCCCCGGCGAGACGTCTGTTCTGGCCGCCATCGACGAAGCCAAGTGGGACAAGACCCAAGACGGCGACCGTTTCATCTCGCTGCGCTGGAACGTTCTGGCCCCGGACGACTACAAGGGCCGCAAGGTGTTCCAGAAGCTCTGGGTGCTCGACGCCGATCCCCGTGCCAAGGCTGACAAGGTTGCAGCCAAGCGCGACAAGGCCAAGAAGATGCTCGGTGCCATCGACACCAACTGCGGCGGGAAACTTCTCGCCAAGGGCGTGATGCCGACCGACGAAAGCCTGACCGCCTGCCTGACCCAAAAGCCGATGGTGACGAAGGTCATGGTCTGGGAGATGCGGGACCGCATGACCGGCGACATGGCGCGCGGCAACTGGATCGGCGCTGTGGCCCCCAAGAGCGCACCCCAGTCTTCGGCTGAGGAGATCGCGAAGGGTCAGGCTGAGCTTGAGCGTCGCGTGTCGGGAAGCTCCCGCGCAGCCGCCGGTGCTCTGGACGACGAAATTCCCTTTTAAGTCAATGGGATAGATAACGGCGGTGGCGTACGCGCCACTGCCAACTGAAACATGAACCCGAACAATGGAGAAGATTATGTTTGGTATGCTGAAGGAAAAGCTTGGCGGCGGGGCGAAGCGCCTTTCCGGTCGGACCGATCTGCTGGAAGCCACCTGTGCCGCATGCGCCCTTGTCGCGGCTGCCGATGGTGAGATCGAAGACAGCGAACTGGTGGCAACGCAAGAAGCGCTGGTGAACCACCCCACCCTCTCGACCGCGTTCAAGCAGTCCGAGATCGAAGCCACGGCCAGCAAGATTTTCTCGCGCGCCAAGGGCACCATGGGGCGGATCGGCCTGATGAAGGAGATCGAGCAGGCTAAGGCCAAGTCGACGTCCGACGACCTTGAACTGATCCTCGCCGTTGCCGTCGACATCTCCCGCGCTGATGGCGAGATGGAACCCCAAGAACTGGCAGTCCTGCAGAAGGTCGCCAACACACTTGGCCTGAACCTGCGGGCCTTCCTTGATGCCTGAGCTTCAGAAGATCGCTATCTGGTCGGGGGTCGCAATCCTTCTGATCCTGATGGTCTTTCTGGTGGCGAAGGCGGTCCTGCCGTTCACCATCGGACTGGTCTGCGGCTCTGCGGCCATGTGGCTCTGGAACCGTTGAAAACCGGAGAGGGGTACGCCCCTCTCCCACAACATTATCTGTGGGATTACCATGAACGAGAAAATGAAGATGACAGCGATCATCTGCCTGACGGTGGTGATCTGCGTGGCGCTCATGAGCAGCTGCGTACAGAACACGGGGTTCTTCTGATGGAACAGCGCAGCGAACAGTGGTTCAGTGCCCGGAAGGGACGCGTCACAGCTTCCGCCGTTGGGGCGATACTGGGTGTCGATCCGAACGCCGACCGAAAGACGATCATGCGCCGGATGGTCCGCCAGTACCATAAGGCTCCCAGCGAGTGGAACGGCAACATCGCCACCCAGTGGGGCATCACCCACGAAGACGAAGCCCGCGAAGACCTTGAGGTCAAGATCGGCCTGCCTGTCACCAGTGCGACTTTCGTCGTACACCCCGTGATGGACTGGCTTGGCGCAAGCCCTGACGGATACGTCGGCGACGACTATCTGGTCGAGATTAAGTGCCCCTTTGGCCTTCGGGACAAGGAAGCGCCGGTGCCGTTCAAGAACATCGAGGATCAGGAGCATTACTACGCTCAGATGCAGGTCCAGATGTTCTGCACAAACCGGTCGGAATGCTACTTCTGGCAGTGGACCCCGCGCGACAACAAGCTTGACGTTGTTTCGTACGATCCGGAATACATCGCCACGATCATGCCGAAGCTTCGGGAATTCTACATGGAGTTCCTTGCGGCATGTGATGAACCGGACGAATACCTGAACGACCCTCTGGTCGTCGTCGACACCCCCAGAGCGCTGCAGATGGTGGCCGAATACACCGACGTCCTCGATGCCATTGCGAAGGCTGAGGAGCGCAAGAAAGAGCTTCTTGAGGCCATGGTGGAGATGGCGAAGGGGCGCAACGCATCCTTCGGCGGAAAGCGCCTGACCAAGACGGAGCGCGCCGGATCGGTGTCATACGCCAAAGCCATCCAAGTTCTGGCACCCGGTGCGAACCTTGAACCGTGGCGCGGCAAGCCCACCAGCTTCTGGACGCTGAAATGAGCGACGAACTGGAACGGCAGCGCGCCATTAACGTGAAGCTTCGCAAGCAGCTGGAAAGGTGCCGCCAAGACACCGTCGAGTACTGCGCGAAGTTTTGCGAGGACAACGAGTTGGTCATGGACCTTAGGGGAAGCGTTTTTACGATGCCCGCAAACAGGAAATATATGCACGAAGGCGACGGGTACGCGAAGGCCCTGAGAGGGATCATCGGAACCAAGTTTACTAAAACCATGGAAGGAGAAGAAAATGTCTGAAGATAATGCACTGCCTAAACTTGAGGTCGAAGATGTCGCCGCAGCAATCAGGGAAGGTGTGGAGGACAGCATTCCGCCGATCAGCGTCGAACATTTGATGGAGGCAATAACTGAGGGCGTGAGGCAGGCAATGTGGAAAATGATAACGAACGCCACTGATGCCCCATGCGGTGACTTCTATGAAGCAGTCACGAATGGCGTCGAGAAGGGAATGATCCAAGTGAAATCATAAAGATGATGCTGAAAATGTGATTGAACCTTAGGGAAATATGCTGTAAATACCACAATGAGATTGTAGCGTAGAGAAGCAGAATGACCCTGAGACCATACCAGCAGCAGTCGCATGACAGCATCATAGCTTGGATTTCACGCAACCGGTCCCCATGCTGCATCGAGGCGGCCACGGGGGCCGGTAAGAGCCATATCATCGAGAGCGTGGCATCGACGATCCACCGCGTGTCCGGCGGCAAGCACGTCCTATGCCTCGCCCCGTCCGCAGAACTGGTCACCCAGAACAGCGAGAAGTACCGGGCCACCGGTGCCAAGTGCTCGATCTTCAGCGCCAGCGCTGGCCAGAAGAGCCTGCGCCACCCAGTGGTGTTCGGTACGCCCGGCACCGTCAAAAACTCGATCAGCCGCTTCGGCAAGGAGTTCGCCGCTGTCGTGATCGACGAGTGCCACGGGATCACGCCCACCGTGCAGTCCATCATCGAGGTCATGCGGGAAGCGAACCCCAACCTGCGGGTGATCGGCCTATCCGCCACGCCATACCGCATGAAGACCGGGTACATCTTCGGCCTGTGGCCGGACGGGAAGCCTGTCTCTGAGAGCCAGACCCGCGAACCCTACTTCGCCGCCTGCGTCGACCGCATCCGCGCGTACGAACTGATCGAGGCCGGATACTTGACCCAGCCCATCGTCGGGAAGATCAACGCTCAATCGTACGAAACACTGAACATGCAGGTCAACAGCCGGGGCCAGTTCGACGCGCAGGCGGTGGATCGGGCGTACCACGGGCACGGCAGGAAGACTTCAGCCATCATCGCTGACGTCGTCGCCCAGTCCGCTGACCGTCAGGGCGTCATGATCTTCGCTGCCACCGTGCGCCACGCCCACGAGTGCATGGCAAGCCTGCCGCCGGGCCTGTCTGCCATCGTGACAGGCAAGACGCCCAAGGCTGAGCGCGACACCATCCTGAAGAAGTTCAAGGCCCGGAAGATCAAGTATCTGGTGAACGTCTCCGTCTTGACCACTGGGTTCGACGCCCCTCACGTTGACGTGATCGCCCTCCTACGGGCCACTGAAAGCGTCGGCCTGTTGCAGCAGATCATCGGTCGGGGTCTTCGGGTCGACAGCGGCAAGACCGACTGCCTCATTCTGGACTATGCCGAGAACATCGAGCGTCACTGCCCCGACCAAGACATCTTCGGCCCTGAGATCAAGGTCTCCACCGGCGGTGACGGGTCTGGCGAGGTCACGTGCGTGTGCCCCCAGTGCTCCACCGAGAACACCTTCTCCGCGCGCCCCAACAAGGAAGAGTACGAGATCGACGCCAGCGGGTACTTCGTCGATCTGGACGGCATTCCCATCGAGACCGAGTGGGGTGCGATGCCCGCACACTTTGGCCGCCGGTGTCGGGCCATGGATACGGTCGCCGGTGACCTGCACCAGTGCACCTATCGGTGGACGTCGAAGGAGTGCCCGCACTGCAGCGAACCAAACGACATCGCGGCCCGGTACTGCTCCTCCTGCAAGGGCGAGATCGTCGACCCCAACGAGAAGCTCCGGATCGACTTCAAGGCCCTGAAGCGCGATCCCACCCAGCGGCAGACTGACGAGGTTCTGCAGTGGAAAAAGATGCCTCAGGTCTCTCGCAGCGGAAAGCCCATGGATAGGGTTGACGTGGTCACCCCATATCGGTCATTTTCATTCTGGGTTATGAAGTTTCCCGAGTGGTCGAAGGCAAAGGCAGATCGCGCCGCGCTGGACGCCTTGGGTGGCAAAGCACCGATGACGATTACGTATCAAAAGGACGGCGAGAGCGGTTTCTACCGCGTCCTGAATTACAATAAGGCTGCAGATGAAGCTCCCAGATGACATTGTGATCTATGGCGACCTCACCTACCGGGGGTCGTGTCCGAAGGAAGCTGCGGAACAGGTGACGTTCTTCGCCCGCCTGCGTCGCACCTATCCGGACACGTTCGGGGTTCTGGCCCTGCACCCCCGCAACGAGGGCATCAGGACGATGCTGCAGGCCGCCAAGGAGAAGTCTGAGGGCATGACCACCGGTGCCCCCGACATCGTCATCCCCGGCAGCCCTGCGTTCGTCTGCGAGTTGAAGCGCCGGGACCACACCGCATCCAGCATATCCGAAGACCAGCTGAAGTACCTCAGGGCGGCCAAGGCTGAGGGATGCTTCACATGCATCGCGCTGGGCGTAGACGAGGCGTGGAAGGCCTTTCATGACTATCTTAGCCATGTGGACTGACGAAACCCGCCCCAGCAAGCGCATAGAGCGCATCCTGCGCGGCAAGGTCCGCATGGAGGACGAGGAGGATGGCATCCAGTCCGCCTGTCGAAAATACATCTATGATGGCGCTGTCTCGATCCTTGCCATAGAAGGCAGAGAGGCGCGGAAGAGGGCACTCAATCGGGTGCCGGTCCTGATCAGGCCGCACATCGAGATGGAAGCCCGGCGCATCAACGAATTCAGGAAGAGCAGATGAACCGGTTTCTGATTACCATGAACATGCCGACGCGGAGCGGTTCCCCCATCCACCAAGTGATCTGCGAAAGCCCCGCCAAGACGGTGGCAGAGTTCATCCTCTCCGTGGGCGACGAAGAGTTCTTCACGGTCGAAGAGTTCTACCGTGACAACGTCGGGAACTATTTCAGCGCTGGCATGGTCGCCCTGAACGTCGCGCACATCGGCAAGATCAAGATGGACAAAGAGAAATGAAATCGCCACGGCACCAGAAGCGGGTCACCCCGTACATGTCCCGAAACGCGAAGAACCCCATGATCGCGTACATCATCTTCCCTGCAGATGTCGCACCGACCGACATGACGGCGACCTTCTACACCGGGAAGGAAGGCCAGATCGGCATCAAGCTGACGCCGGACGGCGGCCACTTCAAAGTCAAGAAGACCAGCGCGAGGTCATCGACCAGACGGCTGAACTTCCCGAAGGAGATGGTGGAGATGATACCGATGGGAACCCACGAAATCAGCCTCAGGCCGGTGGGTTCCCTTCTGGTGGTGGAATTCACGTCGTAGGGGTCGGCGCGCCCATTTCTTCTTCATATTCGTCGTCAAGCGTCTTGGCCTTTGACCAGAACTCCTTGCGGTATCCGTCTTTTATGTGGGTTCCGAGAAGTGACCTAATATTGGTGCGACGATCAAAGTTTGTCACATCGACTTCAAGGGTGAAAGTTTCTCTCCTGTATGGGATGATCTGAACGAGAGGGGTGCCCTTCGGAATGAAAAACTCGCCATCTCCGCCAGTCCACAGGAAGGGAATGTGAACGTTTGAGTAGTAGTTATCGGTATCGACCGCACCGTCTAAAATTTTGAATTTCGTTTCAAGATGGTTCAGAGGGGCTGTGAACAGGCAGGAATATCCCGGCGCGGTTTCCACCACCCATGGGTTGATAAACTTCAAGAGGTTCTTGCCATAGGGGCGGTTGGAGAGAGGGTGATCCGGAAATTGGGTATAGCCGTGCTGATCCATGCTCAACGCCATGGGGAAATTTCTAGGAAAACTGAAGGATATATCTCCGTTGTTTGCTGCCACATAAAGATCAGCCCAAAGCGGGATCACAAACCCTGCTGAAAGAGCGTCCATATACGGAACGCAGCGCTTGACCGTGCTTGTATCGGGGTGGCTACCATGCTGAGGACGGATGGCCTTGTAGAAATCTGGAGCCTTCTTAATCGCCGGAACTGGCGACGGAAAAACACCCTCAAGGTTCTTGTCGTGCGTGAAGCGAACGAAGGTCAATGGCGGTACTCCAAAGGAAGGCCTGTTATTAGTATATACTACACTCCAGAATAAGTAAGGAAGAAATCGTCGATCTCCGCAGACGTTTTCCCCTCAGCAGTGGCTAGAGCGGCAACGAGCGGGTCATTCCTGATGATCTCGGATGGTCGGATGGCCCGTGCCTTGGCGGCGAACTGTTGTTCAGGCGGCAGCATCGAGATCACCAGAAGGACCGGGTCTGGCAGGGTTCCGACCAGCCACGCTCCACCCTCTGCCTCCGTGATCCAGCCCTCTGCCACAAGGCCGATCATCAGCTGGGCGAAAGTCAGGTTCGGAATTCTGGGCGGCGGCGCTGGCAGAGGCACCTGATTGATCGCGACAGCGAGGCGCTGCAGGTTGTTCATGATCACATCGAACTGGCCGCCGACACCATCGGAACCCACGACGATGCCGCCAGAGTACGTGGCGGTGGTGAACTCCCTGCCGTTCCCGCGCTCAAGGTGGACCGCCACAAGGCCAGCCTGAGGATCGACGTTCAGGAGCGTGTCGAGGAGGTACTTGATGTCCACCGGGATGTCCGGGTCCGAAAGTTCGAAGACGTACTGATTGTTTCTGCCGGACACGACCTGAACTTCACCAGAGGTGGAGATATCGATGTATTGTATCATTTTTTAAGCCTTTCTGATGTAGCAAAGAGCGAAGTATGGGGGACGGTTTTCGTGGCTTCCGCTGCTTCCGATGGAGGTCGTGTTGGTTGGGCCGTAAGCATGAGCGTGAGCGCCCCCAGAAACAATTCCTATGCTGGTCACAGCTGAGATTGTGGTCAGGGTCGTGTTTCCGCCGCGCCCGGTGGAGGAGGTGGCGTTTCCGTTGAATGCCCGCGTAAAAAGGTGAGAGTGACCCGTATCGTTGATTGCGTGGTTGTGGCTTCCGCCGCTCACGACAAGTACTGGCCCATAATCGTGGGTATGAGCGGGGGTCTCGGCTTGGGACAGAGTGACGGCATTTGCCCCACCTGTGGTATTCACCGGGTAGGTGACGGAACCAGCGCCAACGATGAACCTATCCCTGAGGTCTGGCGTGCCGTTCGTACCGTCGCAAAGGAACCATCCAGATGGGATTGCCCCGATAGCTCCAGACCACATGGTGATGATGCCAGCCGCGATGGCATCAAAGTTCCCGGCGGTGTTCACGCCATCCGAACCAGCATTTGCGAAGTCGGGGGTTGCCACAAAGCTGGTCCCGCCACCCAGAGAGGCAAAAGTGATCGTGAAAGCCCCGGTGGTGCTGTTCCTCAAAACCCACTTCCCGCCAACGCCAGCTGGCAGTTGGTAGGTCACGTTGGCTGTCAGGGTTCCAGTGAACTTGATGATCAGCTTCTGGTACTGGGTCAGCGTCAGGACAACCGGTGTCGCGGTCACGCCAGTCACGTTGATCGTTGTCACGCCCCCGAAGGCATCGTCGATGTACCCAAAGTTGTCGTTGAGGGGTGTGCCCCACCCCGTGCTTCCGATGACCGGCTGGTTCAGGCCTTTGTTTGCTGTTGGCATGGCGTGCCCCTCAAATCTTATAGATGTAGCAGAGCGCGTAGTACGGCGGCAGGTTGGCATGGCTTCCATCGCCACCGATGGGGGTGGACGTGGTTGTAAAGGTATGGGTGTGGGAGACGCTGTTTTGTATGCCTACCCCTGTAAAAGCTCCGCCTGTCCCCGATGTGAGAGCGCTATCCCAATCTGACCCAAACGGAATACCCCCTGCGGTGCCAAGTTTTGTCGCGTACGTGTGTGTGTGCCCCGGATCGGTTATATTGTGGACGTGAGCGCCGTCCGTATTGGTGTTGCCGCTGAAGCTGTGTACGTGAGCGGGTGTCTGAGCCTGCGTCAGGGTTACGGTTGTGACGCCACCCGTACCGCCCACGGCATAGGTCGAGCCAGCGCCAGTCACAAAGCGGTCCCGAAGGTCTGGTGTTCCAAGCGTACCGTTGCACAGCAACCACCCCACAGGGATCGTCGCCTGAGAGCCTGACCAGATCATGATCGATCCGGACGGCAGGCTCCCGAAGTTTCCCGCGCAGTCAACGCCGTCGCAGACGATGTCGGAAAAATCCGCATCGAGGATTTTGGAGGTTCCGCCGCCAAGGGAGGCGATAGTGATTGTGAAGGCACCCGTGGTGGCGCGCTGCACAACCCATTGGCCGCCGACCCCTGCGGGAAGCTGATAGGTCACGTTGGCGGTCAAAACGCCTGTGAATTTGATCGTCATGTTGACGTACTGCGCCAAGGTCAGGACAATCGGTGTTGCCGTCTGCCCGGTCACGCTGAGCGTGGTGACGCTTCCGAAGGCCGCATCTATGCCACCGAAATCGTCGTTCAGGGGCAGGCCCCAGCCGATGGAACCGAGAGCGGGCTGGACAAATCCCTTGTTTGCGGTTGCCATTTCTCGCCCCTCAAATCTTGGATATGTAGCAGAGCGCGTAGAACAGCGGCCTGTTTTCGTGGGCGGTGCCGCCGCCGATGGAAGTCGTAGTACCGCTGTAAGTGTGCTGGTGCGCGCCACCGGTCACAATGGATATCCCGGTGCCTGATACTGAGGTGCTTTGGGTATCTTGGGCGTCGTAACCTGCGTTCCCCGGCTGCGTGACGCCACCAAATTGAAACGACGGGTAATCGTAGGTATGCGCGTGACCGGGGTCGTTTATGTTGTGGGCGTGAATGCCACCAGCTGCAGTTGCACCAGCTACAGTGTGCGTGTGCGAAGGCATCTGAGCGTTTGTCAGAGTAAAGGTATTTGAGCCACCCGTGTCTCCCACAGCGTAGGTTCCGCCCGCACCGACGATGAACTTGTCCCGAAGGTCGAGCGTGCCGTTCGTTCCGTCACAGAGCAGCCACCCCATGGGTATCGTGGCCACGGAGCCTGACCAGATCGCGATGATGCCAGTTGGTGTCCCGCCGAAGCTTCCCACGCAGTTGGTGCCGTCGGCGATGAAGTTGGTGTATCCAGCCACAGCCGGGAACGTGGTGCCCCCACCCAGAGACGCCATGGTGATCGAGAAGGCCCCGGTCGTGTTGTTCTGGACGATCCATCGGCCACCGACCCCGGATGGCAGCTGGTAGGTCACGTTGGCCGTCAGCGTGCCGGTGAATATGATCGTCAGGCTCTGGTACTGATCCAAGGTCAGGACGACGGGTGTCGCCGTAACGCCGGTGACGTTGATCGAAGTGACACCGCCAAAAGCTTGGTCGATGTCACTGAAATCCTCGTTCAGCGGAAGGCCCCACCCGGAGGAGCCGATTGGCGGCTGGGTCAGACCCTTGTTCGTCGTCGCCATCAGATACTCCTGTTCGCCACCTCAAGCGCGTGCGCCACAGCATCGTCAGATTGGCTGAGGAGTGGCTCCGTGGATCGCCCAAGGTCTTTCTTAGCACGTTCCGCAGCCCGCACCAACTGGTCAGCCGCAGCTTCGTGCCCGCCCACGCGCCCACCGGCCTTGCGGCCCATGCGATCTCCGCTGGTCTGGTACATCGCGTTCGTTACCGCCGCAGGCACCTTCGGAACTGCATTCACAGCCCCCTCCAGACGACCCATCCCATACTGGGTCATACCAGCAAGCCGTGGCGATGCTCCAGCTGCAATAGCGATGCCGTGAGGGCCACCAGCCAGAACTGGGCCAAGAACCCCAAGGCCGAAACCTTGCATCGCTGGGGGCATGATGTCCCTGAAAGCTGCGCCAGCAATCATCTCTGTCAGATATTTTCCGGACGGGGTGTCCTTCAGTTCTTTCAGGAGGTTCAGCTTCTCGCCGCTTTTCATGGTGGACATCAGCTTTGCAAGTCTGGCAGTCTCTGAGACCCTGTCACCAGTCCCCAGCGTGGACTGCATGTCCCGCATCTTTCCGATCCAGTCGCGCCAGTAGTCCATCATCTGGGCGTACGTGGGATCGACCTTCGAAATGGTCTCCTTGACGGAACGAGGAATGGCGGCGAGAGCGCCACGGTCAGACGGCGGAAGCTGCTCAACGACGTCGTGCAGGTCTCGTTTAAGAAGGTCGAGTTCGACCGCAGTGCGGGATGATGGATCGGGGTGTGCCTCATACTTGGCAACCATATCATCCATCTTCTGGAGCGCTGCAACCTGCTCGGAGCTTGTACGTGTTCCGTACTTATTGAGTTGGGTCATGGCGCTGCCAATTGCGCCTCTGATGTCCCCCATGGGGAGTTCCTGAGTGGTAAGCTCAGATTTTTTGGATGTGTAGAAATCGCTGGCAGCCCTGCGCTTTTCCTCCATGGCGGCAACAGCGGTCTTCGCTATCTCTCTGGGTTCAGCTTTGCCCTGCATGGTAGACTTGAACGCTTGGCGCGCAGCGGGGTCTGACGATCTTCCAGTCTGACCTGCGATCTTGAGAGCCTGCAAGGGGGTTCCAGCGGCAACGGCCTGCGGATACCGCGCAATAGCACCGGCTGGCCTTGTTACGGCCTTCACGCCAAGCTTAGCGCCCTGCATGGCAACGTTCAGTGGGTCTCCCAATGCGGCAACCTTCCCGGCTGCTGTTCCCAACTTTCCGAGGCCTGCGACGCGACTGGCTGGGCCAATGACAGGCGCAATCGTAGCCACGTCAAGTCCTACAGACACAGGGTCTTCAGCAAGCTTGTTCCAGAACGCCTCTGGTCCGGAAAAATAACTTTTCTTATAATAGTCGAATGCAGCGTCAGCTACATCCTCGCGCGCGCCCTTAGTTTCCTGATTAAGGATGGGGCCGTAGCCTGTCGCGTTTCCGACCGCGTCTATAGCTTTTGATCCCATTCCGACAGCGAGGTCAGCGCCAAGTCCGCCAATGGCCTTCGCGGTCTCAATTGGGCTTTGCCC